CTCATCTATCATCTTTTTACTCTCATCATAATTTTCGACATTAATCCAAGGTAAAAGAAGTATCTGCAACCCATCTATTACAATCTCCTCTGCCTTTGAGTAGGTTGTAATGTTAGGATAGTCCTTTAATAGCAACTCAGGAGAGTTAATTTCATTTGTATTCTTATAATAACAATCGTGGTTTCCTGTGATTGCATGAACCTTATACTTCTTCATCGGTTCAAATATCACTCTCTTTGACCACTCTAAACTATAGTAGTCAATTGATTTACGACTATCAAATATATCACCCATATGAACGATAGTATCAATCTTATTCTTTTCCAACTCAGGAAAAAATATATCATTATAAAATTTTTCAAAATACTCATGAAGGTGCTTAGATCCCTTACGAGCACCGTAGTGAGTATCTGTAATAATTGCTATTTTCATCTATTGGAAGACTTATATTGGATATTATCTTTGATTGTATTGTAATCAGAACTATTACCTGACATTGCATTGTCATCTACATTCATCACTTCATCAAAACCACTTCTCTCAATGATCTTTGTTTTGATATCTAATTGTTTTTTCTCTTTTTGTATACGTCTGAGAAAGGCATAGTGTATAATCTGTGTGAAATATGCAAATGGGTTGCGAGACTTCTCAGGGTCAAAGTTGTGAATGTATTGAACACAATTCTCAATCCCGTCCGATATCATATCATCACGGAACATGTAATTCACAAAGTTTGGTTTATATGATAGATGCGTAGCAATCTTCAAAAAACACTCCCCAAGATAGTTTGTAATTCTAGGTTTAGGTAAATCATTCTCTTTTGCATGAGCAACCTTCTCTCGATAGACAATCAGTGCTTGTAATAGCTCCTTGTTGTTTACATAGTGTTCAGACTTCTTTCTAGGCATAAGCTTTATCCGTCTTAACTAACATTTATTATAACATATTTTAAACACTTGACAAGTCCCTCATTTCTGTGTACAATAACTCTGTAAGGGTTCAAGGGTTATTAGGCTCTATATTATTCTTAAAGATATTTTCAAGACTCTTACGAGCATCCTCGACAGTTGAGACATATCCCATCTTTTGATCAGGTTTAACTTCACCACCAGAGGGTAAAAGTTTGCTCATATCATCCTCTTCATTTTCTTCTTCAACATATCTTTCATATATTTTAATTATTTTTGGATCTTTAATTTCAGTCATCGTTATAATTTTATCAGTTCTGAATATAAACATGTCATCATCTGCTAACTCCATCCAAGGTTTTATCTTTACATACATTCCATTATTAATCATTTTCATGGTTACAGGAGTATGAGCAATAATGATTGGTTCCTCACCAGTTTCGTCAACACAAACTGATGCGAGGATTTCTTCACCAGAAACCAATTTAATAACAGCTACAAATTCTTCTCCCATCAGTTTTTTAAAGGTATGTTAACTATATCATAATTAAAGTTTTCTTGATTGTAGATTTTAATTCTTTCAATCAAGTGATTTAGTGTGTAGTTCTTTCTCTTATTATAACTTATATCGTCAGCAATGTCATAAAGTGTTGCTTTAAGTTTACGATCTCCTTTCCTTAAGACTCTTCCAATAGACTGAAGATTCCGAATTCTTGATTTAGAAGGACTAGCAAATATAACGTTGTGTAGGTTTTTAATGTTAATTCCTGTGGAGAAAGTTCCATATGATGCAACTATTATAGCATTGTTTTCACGCTCAGTGATAGCACGAACATTCTCTCTGTCTTCGGTTTCTACACCACCATGTACAAAGAAAACCTGACGATTATCAGACTTATTCTTATTTATCAATTCAAATAATGGTTGACCGTGTGCCTCAACACGACTATACAATATCAAAGTGTTACCACTTAAGTCAAGTGCTAAGTTTTTAATGAAGTTATTTCTTCGATTATGACCGATAATATACTGTATCTCATCCTCAAATGTTTCAAATTTATTCGGTGAGTGTTTCAATAGCAACACATTTATATCCAAAGTAGCAACATGTCCCTTCTTCATTAGTTCTTCGGTCTTTATAATCTTGTAAGAAGGACCAAATAAACCCTCTAAAACCCACTTATGTGTCTGTGTTCCGTCAAGAGTTCCTGTGAAACCGTAACGATATTTGGCATCAGCAAGTTTCGTCATTATAGATACTAATGATTTTGATTTAAACTGGTGAGCTTCGTCCCCAATTACCACAGAAAATCTTTCAAAATACTTTCGGGGGAGCTTATAGATTGATTGCCAAGTAGTAATTATGACCTGAGAGTCTGTCTCTCTTTCTTTTCCAGCATATATCTTGTGGCAAAATGAACCTACATCCCAGCCATAGTCTGCAAAATCTTTATACATCTGTTCTACTAGGGAAGTCGTCGGAACGACTATCAGAGTATTTTGCTTGCGTTCAACAAAATATCGAACAATCGAATATATCATCAGAGACTTTCCCGAAGCAGTTGGGGATATCAACAACTTTCTATTATGCCTTAGAGCGTCGTATACTCCCTCTACTTGGTAAGAACGGGGTTTGAACTTACAAATAGAATTCATATAGTCTTTTACACCCTCTTTTGAGATAAATTCATTTACCTCAAACGGAAGTCCATAAAACTCGCTGTCTTTAAATGAATAATTATAACCGTGATCTTTACAAAATTGGATTACTCGATCTAATAATCCTACATATATTTCTCCTTTCTGAGTATTAAATAATCTTATCTTTCCATCCCAATACTTTTTTTGGTATGATGGCATATACTTTACGCCAGGTACCTCGAACGTAAAACTGTCCGATAGTTCATAATATACGTGTGGCTCTGCCTCAATCTTTAGGAAGACTTCATTCTTCTTTGAAATAACCAAATGAGACATAACATCTCCATCATTTGAGTTATTTATACTAGGTTCTCTGAGTGAAGTCTATACCTTCCATGTGGTCATATTCATGTTGAAAAACTCTTGAAGCAAGTCCTTGCAACTTCATTTTATGAGTCTTCTTATTCTCATCTTCATACTTAACTATAATCTTATCTGGTCTTTTAATTTTCAAGAAGAGTTCTGGGTAAGATAAACATCCTTCTTCCATTTCAACCTCTTCTGAATATGATTTAATGATACGAGGATTAAAACATACAATTATTTCGTTATTCTCTAAATCTCTTACCATCGCAAATGCTCTTTCCCAGATACCAATCTGATTTGCAGATATGCCAATTCCTTCATGATGTATCATATTGTCAATCAATACTCTTGACAGGTGATGACGATCTAAATTATAACTACATGACTGTATTCGATGATGAAATAATTGATGTTCTGGATCAACTAATTCTTTAATAAAAGTTGCTCTTGGAGTAATCATTTTTCTAATGGTTTAAATGGTAATTCTTTGGCTCCTGCGATATTTTCATACTTTATTCTTTTCCATACATATACGTCTTTCGCTGGTTCTTCACATGTAAGTTGAAAATTATGAAAATCATTCATAGATAATAGAGTTACATTTCCTGCAACTATTAATCTATTAATATTTGGTTCTGTAACTTGATCTGCACCGTGAACTCTCCAAGGTGGCCATGCAAAAAAATGTCCTTGATGTTGCCCATCTGGATATATTTTATTCATATCATCATCTAAAAAATAAAAACATTTTTTCTTTGTTGCATCAATAATATGATTGAATGATATTATTTCACATCCACCAAAATGCTCATGTGGCCAATGACTAGTAGTATTTTCACTATATCTTTGAGTCCATAATTCATATTGATAAAAGCATCTTTCATGCATACCAAGTTTACGCATCATCTCCTCTATGATTTGTCCATAAAATTGATACAATCCATCAACTTCAAAATCATTATCATCATATGAAGTGAAAAAATCATTTTGAACATTTTCATAGGTAGCATTTGTTAAACCACCTGACCCATTGGTTGTAATATAATGTGATTTTCTCATACCAATCGCATCAATTAATCTTTCATGTAATTTATCTGGCATCAATATATTTTTTTCCCAAATAAACATAATTAAAATCCTGACTGAAATTTTTGCCATTCGATGGCATTTTTGATTTGATATGTGCGACCTGAGACATTACGAATAATCTCTTCAAGAAATTTAAGTGTCACATCATAATATTTTATCTTCATCTCTGCTGTGCTTAACTTCTCATCTGCCTCCATATGCCTCTGTATTGCGTCTTTCTCTCTAACCTTATACGGAAATGGGTCTTCTACATACACCTCCGCAGGTGCTTTTCCTGTATAGTAATTATATCTTTCTAAACGAATACGATTATATGAGTCTCTTGCCTTCTCTCTCAATAACGAAATAGTATTATATATCGTGTAGTATTTTGAATGAAGTTGAGGTATTTTTAGTGATTCATTATGTAGGTTATCAGGGTCAATGGTTGCATCACGCTCCCACATTTCCTGAATTTTTTCAAGATTCATAGACGAGTTCTGCCATCAGTATCAAATATATTATATACAGTATAACGCATAGTTGCCTCTGCTGTAAAGTAGTTTATGTCGGTTTCTGTTGCATCAAATTCTAAAGATGTTAATCCTACTGGAAATAAATCATTAAATTTTACGATTGCAACATCTTGGAAATTACTATTTAATATGTGTAAACTGCCATCACTGAATACTTCTAACGGATCTCTCAATCCATCTTTATCTGTAGTTAAATCTGCAAACTGTTGAGGAGTCTCAGGAAATCCAATACCTTTCAACCAATTATGCATTGCCATATAGTTTTGCATATTTTCATCAACAAGAAATCTTATGTTTAAATCTCCATAAGTTAACTTTTCACCAGGTACATCAATATCTTTTAGATAAGATGGTTGAACAGCAGTTCCAAGTGATATCTCTGGTATTCTAGCAGAATTTGAAAAAAATGCAACCTTTGGATATTTTGCCAAGGTAAATTTAAATCCAACAGGTGCGAGAAAGTTTCGGTTTTGTATTTGGTTAGCAAATGGGTCAGCCATTACTCACCTCCACCACCATTACCTCCACCGCCGTTTCCACCACCGTTTCCACCGCCGTTTCCATTGCCACCACCATTTCCATTACCATTACCATTACCATTTCCGTTCCCATTTCCATTTTTACCATTGCCACTGTCAGAACGATTATCAGGTGCTAAACGTCCACCATATCCTATTCGATACCCCATAGGAATTTTTTTACATTTTTTATCAGTAAAACAATAATATTGCCCTGCAGGACATTTTTTTGCTTCTGATAATTCTACGAACTCTCTAAAAGTTCTTCTTGTTAGTGTGCTTCTATTCATGTAATTTACGAACTCTTTTGATGCATCAACCATATTATCTATATCTTCAAGAGATAATTTCTTAACAGGAAATATATTAGACCACCTATAATTTAAATCCATAGGTGATTGGTAAGCATTAGTAACCATATAATGCCACAATGTTTTATCAAATCCTGCTACTGGAGTTGTAGCACTTTGACTGAAACCAGTATTACCTGTTCCATTTGGATCTGTATTCATTGTGGGAGCTTCTTTTAGAAACTCTTGAAACTTTTTCACTCTTCTATGATTAAATTAAACCATTCTTCACTCATGCCTTTGATTATATCATCAGCTGATTCCTGATCTGGTGCATATCCTTCACGAATTAAATGCTCAGAAACCTTTATATAATTTTGATGAGCCTGTTGAGTTTCTCTTGGACTTGGTTTCATCGGTAATTTTAGCTTTATATGTATTTAGACAAAAAAAGAGACCCATATGGGTCTCTAGAAAATATGTAATATATGAATTACATTAAGTTTGCAACTTTAACTCTTCTGTAGTATACGTTGCTGTTACGAGCAAGTGCATCAGCAGCAGGTACAACTGCACCTTTAGCAAATGGGTTTGCGACGATTCCGTAACGAGTCTTGAATCCAATTTTTGGCTGGAAACTGTCTGCTCCCACACTACGTACCATCTGTAGAGGAACGTATGGGCAGTAGAATATACCTGCGTCATAAGGTGATGTACCTTTATAACCTGCAACATAGTACTGATTAGCAGATACGTTTGCTGCGTATGGGTCAATATAGACTCTGAACTTACCTGCAAGAACACCAGCAAATGTATTACCTGTGTCATCTACATTTAAGTTTGCATTTAACGCTGGAGTGTAATCAAGTACACCTGCCATTGTTAGTGCTGAAGCAACGTCTGCGGAACAGAGGATCATGTTGCCCTTTCCACGACGAGTTCTTTGTGCGATTGCGTTAGCATCTCTTTCGATTTGGAAGATCAAACCTTTGAACTTCTCAACAGACCATCTTCCGTTTGAGTCAACGTCTAAGTCGAAAGTACCTGCGGTTGCTGTGTTTACAGCAGCACCTGTTTCAGCAGAGATATAGATTGTTCTAATAACTTCTCTGTTGATTTCAGCAAGAATTTCAGTTGATAGAATGTTTGCTAACTCTGCCTCTGCATTCAATCCGTGGATTGCTTTAAGGTCTTGAGCTAATTCTAAACTGTACTCTGCTTTTAGTGCTCTGGACTTCGCAGTAACTGTAACCTTCTCGATTGAGAATGCCATTTGACGGAAGGCATTAGTGCTTTCTCCTCTAAGAGATTCAGCCTCCTTCGTAGACATACCCTGACCAACGTTATAGGTTGTAGCAGTTGCTGAACCAATTGGGTTAAGTAGACCTGGATTTGAACCACTTTGTGCAGTTGTACCAAAACCAACGTCCCCTTGTGGGTTGTTTGCGTTACTTGAGTTACTCTTACCTGCGTTCTGAGTTGAGAATGCGGAATCGACTTCGTTGTAGAATGTCTCCTCTCCACCCATTGTCTCAAGTTTGGATCTCATTGCGAAGATAAGTCCAGTAGGACCATTCATTGGTTGTACACCAGCAAGGTCATATGCCACTAAGTTAGGCATTGCTCTTCTAATCAATGAGATTAGAACAGGGTCGAAACCTGCGACTGGTGATGCTGCA